ATTCTCAACAGATAAAATGAAACTTGTTGATTCTAAAGGACATTATGAATCAGATGATGAGACTGGTTTTTTCTTTGAACAATTAAAACAAATTCAATTATCTCTTGATGGGATATTTGAAGAGGAGACACGAGATGCCAAAAAAGAAAGTTAATGATGTAAAAGCTGAGATTAAAAAAATAGTTAAAAAGAAAAAGCGTAAAGTTTATTTCGGACAAGAAGTTCAAAATGCAGTAATAGATTATAATACTTCAACTAATGACATTGAAAGAAATAAAATATATCAAACAAGAATACACGCAGCTTTTGATAAACTTGCAGAAAATATAATTAATACTTTTAAGTTTACTTATTTTGATATGCCATTTCAAGATGTTAAACACGAAGTTGTAGCGTTTATGGTAATGAATATACATAAGTATGACCACACAAAAGGTTCAAAAGCATTTAGTTACTTTTCAGTAGTGGCTAAAAACTATTTGATTTTACATAACAATAACAATTATAAAAAATTAAAAAGTCACAATGGAATTGAAGTTCTTGATAAAGAAAAAAATATGGGATTTGATGGTAATTCTGATTATAGACAATTAACAATAGAGATAGTTAATTATTTCGAAAAAAATTTACCAACAATTTTTAAAAAACAAAGAGATTTAAATATAGCTTATTCTATTTTAGATTTAATAAAACAGATAGATGAGATAGAAAATTTTAACAAAAAAGCTCTTTATATCTTAATTAGAGAAATGACTGATGTCAACACATCACAAATAACATCGGTTGTTAATGTTTTAAAACGACATTATAAAAAATTGGCTAATGAATACCACGCAAATGGAACTATAATACCACTCAAAAGTGGCTCTTTCTTTTAAATAACTAAACCCACTTCATTGTGGGTTTTTTATTTCAGACAATTTCTTACAATTTTTATATTTATATATGAATAAGTATATCCAAAATGGAGATTTATATGTCAGAGAAAAATGAAATATTTGATGGGAAAACCTTTCAAGATTTAACAAAAGATATTTACGAAAACACTACAAAGCGTAAAACTCAAATAGATTTGTTAATATCAGAAATACACGGATTTATAACAACCATAGATGATGTGGTTATGGTTGCACCTATTATAAAAGAATATATGGATACTGCTGTTCGTAATGATGAACACTTAGTTAAATTAGCTGGTGTACTACAAAGAATTATATCTAAATCTCAAGGTGAGTCTGATGAATCAATGTTATTAAGTGATGAAGAAAAAGCAGAATTAATGGGAACACTTCAAGACACAGTTGATGATTTACAAAAAGAAAGTGATAAACTTGAGGGTATAAAAGATAAAACTATAGGATTGGGAGGTAACTAATGGCTTCAACATTTACTACTGCAGAAAATGTTAGTATACCGGGTAACTTTGGAAAAAAAATAAATGTGCCTTTTTATCTACAATTTGTTCCTGGTACGGTTGTGGAAGTTATCACATCTGATGAAAGTTTTATGTCTTTAAATAAACCTCACTTAGTAAACACTATATTAGCGATGCCTCACATAACCAATAAACCAAAACGAAGAAAAGCTAATGTAGACAATGCTGATAGATATTATCCATTAATGAGGGGATTTGTCGATGTACCAGCTAAAGGAGACCCCGTTTTACTTTGTACTGTGGGTGGTATTAAATATTACTTAGGGCCTTTGAATACAGAAAATAATCCAAACTTTAATGAAGATTTTTTATTGAGACCTGAAACTCAAGTTACTGGTGATGATAATTACGAACCATCAGCTAATGAAAAAACTATAGCTAAAGGTCAATCTATTAATTTTAGAAAAATAAAACATAAAAGAATGATAAAAAAAGGTAATATTAATTTAGATAAATATGTAGAAGGACAATCTGCTATTAATGAAACGCATGGTGATATGATGCTTGAGGGTAGACATGGAAATAGTTTGAGAGTGGGTAGTAGAGATAAGAATCCTTATATTTATATATCTAATGGTAGAAATTCCAATAATTTTTATGAGAGTTTAACTGATGGTAGTTTAATAAGTATAACCAATAATGGAACTTTAGCTGACCACTTTGGTGGATACTACGAGGTAGAATCTAAACCAGACCCAGCAGACTCTGAAACTTGGACGATTAATCAAATACCATCATTTCAATTAACATCAGATGCTGTTGAAAATAATCAAAGACAAATTGCATCTATAGTAAAATCTGTAAATCAAGTTGATGATGTTAACACTGTGTTATATAATTATGGTGATACATCTCAACAAAATCAAGTTTTAATACACTCTGATAGAATTATTTTTAATGCAAAAGGTTCAGATGGTGATATTTATTTATCATCTAAAAGAGATGTACATATTGGTAGTGGTAGACATTTAACACTTTCTACAAATAAAAATTTAATAATTGAATCTAATAAAATATTTTTAGGTGACCCAAATAAAGAAGCAAATAAAGATAAAATGGAGCCGGTGGTATTAGGAAATGCATTATTTGATATTTTTGATGAACTTTTTGCTATATTAGAAGCCACAACATCTGTATATCCATCTCCTTTATCATTAGCCCATAATGGAGCTCCACTTACGACTGTGTTAACTCCTTTAAGACAAAAATTAGAAACTATAAAAAGTCAATATCATTTTGTAGAACCGAATGGAAGACAAACACAATAAGAGGTAATTATGAAAAAGAAAAAAAATATAAAAACTATAATCAGACAAATCGTTAGAGAAGAAGTTGCGATGGCTATTAAAGAGGTAATAACTGAATTAAGACAACCAACTAAATCTCAACAAAAACCACAGAAGAAAATTGTTGAAAAAAAATCATTTGCAAAAAATTCTGTATTAAATGATATTTTAAATGAAACAGCTCAAGAAGAAGAATGGAAAACATTGGGTGGTGGTGAGTTTACTTCTGGTAGAATGAATGAATTAGTTGGAAAAAATTATGGTGATATGATGAATAAGAATCCAAACATTCCAGTTTCTGTTGATGGTCAAACACCAGATTTTCTAAAAAAAGATTATAGAGCTGTAATGAAAGCTATAGACAAAAAACAAGGAAAATAAATAATGGGACTAAAGCAAGATTTAATTAACGCTAAAGTTGAAGCTACTAAAGCTAGTGGTGAACTTTTCATAGAAGACCAATTAGATACATCAGTTGGTTCTCAGATAGAAGTTGAAGCTGAATTAACAAAAGAAGCTATAGTTGATTTTTTAACTAAGTGTGAATTTAGAATAACACAATTAAATGCAAATGTTGTGTTAGAAGATTTTAAACTACCCCCACAGCAGGGTGATGTTTTACCATCTGTTAGTGTAAGTAGTGGATTTGCTACATTTGTTCCTATGTCACCAGCGTTGGGTGGAATACCAGTTCAAAGTATGATAGCTGGTGGTACAAATGGTGTCTTGACTAAAACCATTGACGCTGGTAAAGATATTGGTGGATTAGACTCAACAGGTTATGTATACATTGGTGGAGACCCGGACTCTCAAGACGCATTTGATGTTGATGACGAAGATGGTCAAAGAGAGTTCACTACTGTAAAATTACTAAGAGAAGATATTGAGGATTTATTATAATGGCTATTAAAGATTTATCAAGAAAACCTTTTATTGAAGATAACGATACTAATGTTAGAATTGGTATTGATTTACCAATTCGTAAAGGTAATGATATTGATGGATACTTTGCGTCAACCTCAACAACTATAGAAGCTGTAAAAAATAATATAAGAAATTTATTATTTACAAATCAAGGTGAAAGATTATTCCAACCAAACATTGGAACTAAATTGAGAAATTATTTATTTAGCCAAATAACAGAGGGAGTTCTTGTTCAAATTCAAGAGGAAGTAATAACTATTTTTAAATTTTGGTTACCTTTTGTTGAGGTTAAAAATATAGAAGTTAAAACCAATGACGCTTTTAATAGAGTTTCTCTGAATATTTTATTTAATATAAAACAAGACCCAAACACTTTAGATTCAATTACATTAAACTTTTCAAATGATAATAATGATGAGTCTACTAGTGTTAACAATGGAGGAAGATAATGCCAACATATGGTGAAAACGAATTTAAAGAATCAAATGTAAATTATATAAATAAAGATTTTAATGCGTTAAAACAATCTTTAATTAGTTACGCACAATCTTATTTTCCAAACACATATAAAGATTTTAATGAAACATCACCTGGTATGATGTTAATAGAAATGAATGCGTATGTTGGAGATGTATTGTCGTTTTATATAGACCAACAATATAAAGAAATGTTATTACCATTAGCAGAAGAAAGAAGAAACATAATCAATATGGCTAAAATGTTAGGATACAAGGTAAAACCAATAGTACCGGCATTCACTGAGTTGTCTTTTAAATCTGAAATAAATGCACAATCAGCAGATAGGTCAAAAGTAGATTATACTAACGCTAGTGTTTTTTCTGAGGGTATAAAAGTTAAGTCTACAGCGAACACAAATTTATTTTTTGAAACTTTAGATGTTGTTGACTTTACGGTTGAACAAGCGGATGATATAACTTCACCAGTGATAGATACTGATACTGATGGACTAATAACAGACTATACATTGACAAGAAAAATAAGAGCTGTAAGTGGTGAAACTAAAACAAAAGACTTTACCATTACAGCACCTGAAAAATTTAAAAAAATAACTTTACCTGAAACAAATGTTATTGATATTATTTCGTGTATTGATTCAAATAATAATGAATGGTATGAAGTTGACTTTCTTGCACAAGACCAAGTACCTGTTAAAAAACACTATTCACAAGATGCAGCTAGAGATTCAGCTTACACAAACTTTGATGGGAGTTCTTATGTATCTGATGTTCCAGTTCCATATTCTTTACAATATATTAAAACAACAAAAAGATTTACTCGTGAAACAAATAATGATAATACGACTTCATTGGTTTTTGGAAATGGTATATTAAAAAATGGAACAATTGTTGGTGAAAATTTCTTAGATTTAGAACAATTAGGTATTATCATACCCGGTCAAACTAATGATTTAAATGAAGCTATCGACCCATTATTGGGTGATGAGTATTCAACATTGGGTGAAACCCCAAGTCAAACAACTTTAACAATTACTTATCGTGTAGGTGGTGGAATTGAATCTAATGCTTCGGTTGGTGATTTAACACAAGTAGTCGGAACACCAGTGAAGTTGAAAGATGGTGGAACTAATATTGATAGTGTTACTAATGACATAGGTGCTAGAGGTGGTGCAGACAAAGAAGACACTGATGAAATAAGAGAAAAAGCTAAAGCTTTCTTCACTACACAAAATAGATGTGTAACGAAAGAAGATTATGAAGCTAGAGTATTGAATATGACATCAAGGTTTGGAAGTATTGCGAAAGTAGTTGTGTCAAGAAATGAAGTTCCACCAGCGACAGATATTCAAGAAGCGTATGAATCATTAATCCAACCTCAAATTGCTGATGTAACTGCAGATAGAAGACTTACTTATGAGTCTTTAAGAGACCTAACAGATGTACTGCTGGGTGCGGGAGATTATCTTGCAGATATTGTAGATGCCATCTCTACAGAAATTAATTCTAATCTTGGACCTGCTGGAACAATACAAACTGGATTAAATACTTTATCTGCTGCTCCTTTTATAGATTCATTGGATGCTGATTTTGGAACTATAAATGTAACAATTTTATCATATGATAGAAATAAAAATTTAGTAGGTAATCCTCAAGCTGGTACAGCATTTTTACCAGACGCTACTGATAATACACCTGATATATTAAATGCAAATTTATCAAATTATTTAAACAACTTTAAATTATTAACAGATGATGTTGCAATTTCAGATGGATACATTGTAAACTTTGGTGTTATCTTTGATGTAGTAGCTCACCAATATGCAAACAAACAAGAAGTTAAATTAAAATGCATACAAAAAATTATAGATTATTTCAAGATTGAAAAAATGCAATTCAATCAACCTATTTTATTGAGTCAATTAGAATATGAGTTAATGGGTATAGATGGTGTGAGAGCTGTAAATTATGTATGTGTTACACAAGATATTGATTATGTAGGTGCTGGAGAGGGATTCACTCCAGGTTTATTTAAATATACTTATGATGGTAGTACATTAACCGAAGATGGTACAGATGGTTATGGGTATTCATATGATTTCCAAACCGCCTTAAGAGATGGAATTATATTACCAGTGAATCCAGATAACCCAGCTGTATTTGAATTAAAAAATCCAAGACAAAATGTAAAGGGGGTAGTTAGATAATGCATCATTTTATTTTTTCAACACAAGACAATTGGGTTTCAAGTGGTTCATCAACTGTTACTGGTGAATCTTTTAAAAACCAAAATTTTGGTAAAGACCAAATACTTGAAGTTAAAAAAGAATTTTTTAATAATTCATTTAATCATCAAACAAGAGCGTTAGTAAACTTCGCTGGAACAGACTTTACTGAATTGTCAAAGTCGGTGTCTGATGGAACAATTGCTTCCAATGCTCAATATTTTTTAAGACTTTTTGAAGCTGAAGGTAATTCTGAAATATCAGGTGATTACACTTTAGATATAAAACCAATATCACAATCTTGGACTGAAGGCACAGGTAAGTTTAGTGATAATCCAAAAAATACAAATGGATGTAGTTTTGAAAATCGTAGTAATCCAATTGGTGGAACCGCAGTACCTTGGGCTAATCCTGGTGTTACAGTTCTAAATGCAAGTTCATCGACTCAGACTTTTTCAAACCAATCACCTGATGTTGAGGTTGAAGTAACCGATATGGTGAATATGTGGTTAAGTGGTGAAGAAGAAAACTATGGAATGTTAGTTCGTTTTAGCGGTAGTCAGGAAACGGACTCCACTACATTTGGACATTTAAAATTTTTCTCAAAAGATACACATACAATTTATCAACCAAAGCTTGAAGTTCGTTGGAATGATTCAACATTTGAAACTGGTAGTTTAAATGAATTAACAATGAGTGGATTAGCTGATAACTTTTTATATATGAAAGGATTAAGAGAAGAATATAGAGAGAATGAACGAGTTAAGTTCAGAGTTGGTGCTAGAAAAAGATACATTCAAAAAACCTTTTCAACATCAGTCCAAACCGTAACTGGCTCATTCATTACTCAAGGTAGTGGTTCATATGCAATTAAAGATATTGCAACTAATGAATACATCGTACCATTTAGTGCTTTTACATCAATGAGTTGTGATAGTGATTCAAATTATTTCAATCAATTTTTAGATGGATTCTATCCTGATAGGGCTTATAGGATTCAATTAAAGTTAAAATATGATGATGGGCAAGAACAAATATTTGATAATGATTTTGATTTCATAGTTAAGAGGAGTTAATAAATGGTTACATTAGAACAAGTATTAGATAAGTTAGCTGATTATTTAATAAATCAAGATGCAATAAATACACCTACAGTTCGTGCTAATCAAAAAACAATCAGAAATGGGCTCATAAGTATAGCACGAGATAATTCTGAAAAATTAATTTTATTTGAAACAGATAGAGAAGCTAACGAAGAAGACCTTTTAGGTTCACAAAATGATTTAAGTTTACAACAAATAGTTGATTTAATAAATGATGTCGGTGCAGTAATTGATAATGTTATGTTCCATTCTGATTTTGATACCAGTGGAGAAGTTGCATTATTGGTAGACCTTGAAATAGAATTTCTTGGTAATTTTTACACAATAACTGATATAATTAGAAACGACCAAAACAATCCAATTAATTTAAGTCAATTTATGAATCTACAACAATTGACACAAAACATTGATGTGGGATTAGCGGAGGAATATTTAGATACAACGATATTTGAATTATTACCTGGTACACAAGGAAGACAAGAAAGAATAATTAACTTCTTTAATGAGTTCACAAATTTAATCGGAGAAGCACCTGATTTTCAAATCAATGAAGATGGATTGGTTGGTGAAGAATTTGACCCACTTGAATATAGTGAGTTCCACGATATATCAGCCACTTATACAACACCCGATTATGGGATACCAACGGAGGAATCTTTCATAACAAGATTAAATAATACAGCTCAAGGTGATGACTTTAATGAAGGTAAAACTTTACAATCTATACGAGACACTTTGAACACTTATTTGGTGGATGTAGATGAAGAACTTCCAGGTCCGGATGATGAAAGACCTGAATACATTAATCAATCAAGTGGATATTTAAAGTTTAGAAATTTAAATCAAGGTATTATAATTAGAAATACAGATAATCCATTCTTAGATAATTTAAATCCAGAATCAAGAGAGTTTTTAGATACAGGTTTTACAATTACAATGTGGGTTAGATTTTTAGATAAATCATCTCAAGGAACATTGTTTAATTTTGGTAATCCTTTTAGAGAAGATAATCCATTAGGTTTTAGTTTAGAAACTTATGTTATTAAAAGAGATACAATACCAGCCAGAGCTGGTTTAGGTTTTGGTTCTACTTCTCAAAATACTTGGGGTGATATATTTCAAGATGGTGGTGGTGTAGGTGGTTATGATTTTGAAGCACCAAGTGAGGGATTTTTTAGTGAAGATAATGCGGAACGATTTGTAAGATTGGTTGTAAGAGAAAATGATGATAGATTAAGGGGTTCTCATTTTGGTTTACCATTTATGAATAGAAGACCGGGCGTACCACAACTTGGTTCAGCGGATTTTTATCAAGATGCAATACTTGAAGGAGAAGAACCAACTGCACCATTTGACCACGAGTTTGGATTAATGACCAATACAAGAGTTCCAATTAATTACTCTGAATGGTATTTCATTTGTGCTACCTACAATCCTTCTATAGCGGAAGATACATCTCTTGAAGGAGATACATATACTACATATAAAAACAATTCAGATTTTTGGAAAAACAAAGTTAATTTAGATGGAAGTTATACACATTATTCTGGATTGGGAAGTAGATGTAAAGTGGAAGTTATTTCAAAAACAGATTTATTGAGAGCAAGAGGATTTGAAGTTTAAAAATGGCTGTTGAAGATAAAAAAATTCAAGATATAAATCCTGATTTACTACAAAAGGATGAGGTTATAGATGGGATGGATGATACCACTCCACCTCCGCCAAGTGACCCTGATGGAGGTGGTGATGATGGTGGTGCTGTTGAACAAAATTTATTTAATTTAACTCAACAACCTAATGGTATAATACTTGAACAATCATTTGGTTATCCTTTATTTTCAATTGAAAATCAGTATAGTTATCAATATAATACAGCTCTCTTAGCCATACAACGATTAGTTAATAATCCCGATGTTGAAACCATAAAGTATTCTACTAATTTTGCTGTAACTCAAGATAATCATATTTATGAAGTAACTTTTGACATTAAATTATTACAACAACCCAATACTTTAGAAGCAGATTCTAAAATTGAATTTCAAACTACTATTGATGGTAGCCCATTTACTTTTTTTGAATTACCATATGATGAATTAATAAATTTAAATTTTGGTGGTGGTGATAATAATCTTACAAACTTTTTAACTCAATACACATCCACTTTAAGTAATGAATCTATATTGTTGATAAAAGCTACAAAAGTTATATTTCAAATTGAAAACATTAAAGTCATTGATATAGGTGAAGAAATACCCGATGTCGAAATTTTAGATGATGGTGCTTCAACTACATTTCCATATGTTAGGGCTTGTTTATGTAATACGAATAATGTAGGTCAAACGAATGGTAGTTTTGAAGAAGATTTTAGAAGTTATATAGCTGCCGATAATGATGAACTTGGATATTTATTTGGATGGGACGCCTTCCCCAGTGAGGACCATGTGCCTGAAGGTGTGTATCCGTCAAATTGTATTGGATACGATTACCTGAGAAACATAGTTGATTCAAGATATCCAGCTATTGACCAACAGTACAAAACTTTACACGACCCGAATCTTTGTATTTTTGGTGGAATGGAATTAGACACCGACAAACAAAATTTAATTGGTTTTACTTGGCAAGATTTTACTGAAAAGAATTTATTTGATGTAAATGGATTGGAAGAGTGGCGAAATCAATCGAATGTAATTCAAGTTGAAGTTGGTGCTGATTTAGACGCTGACCCAAATGATATTGATAACATTATGGATGATGGGGTATCTCGAATAATTTATTTTAATAAAAATGGTGAGGGTAATGGTAGAATTGGAGAAGCACTCAATTCACAAGCTCGAGGTGGAACTTTATATTATAAATTAGAGCAAACAAAAACTACTGAATATCATCCCCCATTGACTCGAACCAATGGGTTTCCCACACGAGAAGATACATATAAAAGTTATGGTAATTCTTTTAATCAAGAACAACCTCCGAGTGGTTTGCCTGACCAATATGGTGATTATGAAGAATATCCAGACCCAGATAAAAGATGGATTTCAACCGCTGACACGAGTGAAGAAATTTTTCCAATATATGAAGACCAGACCCAGTTTGAAGATGTGCCTGTACATTTTGATGCTGATGGTCAAGTAGGTTTACAAGAGGGAACAGAAATGGTTTATCCTGGAAAATGTCCACCACAATATGCGGGGGAACAAGACCCATCGGGTAAATTTGGAGCACATACATTAAGTGGTTTTGGGCCAATAATGTGTAGTTCTAATCACTTTACAGAGCATTTTCAAAATTGGTTAAATGGTAACAACGCAGATGGGCCTCCTGATTCAAACACATTTCCAAAAATAAAACCAAGTAATCCATCGGGTGAAGTTAATATCTCTGTAAATCCAGACCAAAACAATGTTCCATATCCAATAGTTGCAAATTTTCCTGGCTCTGTACTTTCAGAAACTGATGATAATGATACATTTATACAAATAAAAAATCAATTTGAATCTTTATTGGGTACAAATGTTTATAAAAAATATGTAATAGTTACAATTAAAAGTGAATACAAAGAAGACTTCTCTCAAGTTTCTGTTGAATTACCAGATGAACAAATTATATCAATAGATTTAGATGTAGCGGGTGATGTGAATCAAAGAGTTGACATCACTGATGTAATTCCAATTAACTTCCAAGATACAGATTTATACGAACTTCATTTAAATTATAATGAACAATATGGTAATATATTGTTTACACCAAATGAAGCTGATTTTGAAAAAACATCTGAAATTAAATACAGAATAGAGCATGTATTTTTGGATACTCTATCTCGTATGGAAGATTTTGGAACAGAGGAACAAATAATCTCATGGCAAACACTTATGGCTAATAATTTTAAAGGTCATCCAACATTTGAAACAGGAGACCAAGAACCAGGAACATTATTTTTTGATGGTGAGGAATCTCTTTATTTATTTAACGCCTTATATCTTGATGGATATGATGGAATTAAAATTTATAATTATGGTAATCAATTTGAACAAATTAATGATGGTGCTGTTCATTATGGTGGTGAAAATGGATATATGGCTGATGAAATTGGTCAGAATCACGCTTATTATCAGTGGAGTGAACAAGGGCCCGAGAGTGGTGAAGAAGGTGAAGCTGCTTTAAGGAGATTTAGAGATACGGGCGGGAATGGTTTTTTCCCCAACCAATTTTTTAGTTGGGAGTTTGATGAACAAACATATCAAGGTTCAATGAATAATGTAGAGATGCCAAAAGAATATGCTTTCTATTGGTTAAATTATTTCAAAACTGGAAATGCGTTCAAAGAAGAGGCAACAGCTTGGGCATATAGTAATCCTCCAAGTGAATTTGGAGCTACGAATACTGGACCATCTTTAAAAGTTGACCCGAGTAATAGCTCAGAACCTATTGACCATTTAGATGGTGGTGAGTTACAAAACTATTCAAAACCACCATGGCCTGATATGAATGTACATGGATTTGGACAATCTAATTTTAATAACTTCCATCCAGGTTTAGACGGAGACATATTGGATGCATTTAATGGTGGTAGTTCTAATCTTGAACTTAAAATATTTATCACGGGTACGATTCAATTC